TTACTTCTCATCGAGAATCAGTTTTACAACCTCAGATATTTCTTCCTTCTTCATTCCCATGGAAAGTGCCCGGTCGATCACTTTATCGAAGTCATCTTCTATCGCTTTCTGCCTTGCTTCAAGTGCAAGCTGTTTATCCGAGGCAGATACATAAGTACCTTTTCCATGAACAGTCGTAACAAATCCCTCTTCTTCCAGCTTATCGTAAGCCTTCTTGACCGTCAGCGCACTGATCCGAAGCTCCCCTGCGAGCGTCCTCACAGATGGCAGTGCCTCTCCTTCTTTTAATTCAGACTGGATAATATCTGATTTTATCTGCTCCATGAGCTGTTCATAAATCGGCACCATGGAGGAATGATTTAAGATAATATGCATACTTCCTCTCATTCTGCCGCTTCAGCGGCTTTTCATAAATCGGGGAACTTTGTGCGCTAGCACAATTTCCAGATTAAAAATGTCAATTTTCAATCTTATATCTCTTTACAGCAAACAGTATATAACAGTGCATATCTGTTGTCAACTGTTATATACTGTTTATTCTATTTTTTTGTAATTTCATGTGGGAATTTGTACAGACAATACTCGTTAATAACTTTTTCATGAAAAATTAAATTTTTGTGTATGCCGTGCAGAATATTTTATGTTACTATAGAATAAAGTGTTGCTGTAGCTGCGCAAAATTTTTGACACAAATTCTCATTTTTTTTGACACAAATTTTAGTGCGTTTTCAGGAAGTATTTTAAGAAAACTTATTTGCATTTTTTGTGTCAAAATTAATAAGAATTTATATATTAAGCAACACATTTTTTATAACTACTTTCGATAATCTTGTTTCTTCTTCCACAATATTCATACCATATAATTGTTCTATTAACGTATTTTTCAATTGATATAGCTGATCATCGTCTAAATATGGTGTCATTGCATTTAATATAGCATTTTGCACATCCAGTTTATTCATGATCTATTTTCTCCTTCTTTTTAAACTTGCGCAAATGCCAACTTTACAGTATAGTTTTCATATGAGCATTTGTGCTTGTGTGAAGATAGGATTGTCAAGGCTTTGGTCGGTTGTGACTTTCCTATCTTTTTTGTATCGAACATATGTTCTTTCGTAGGTATTTTTTTACCGGCATATTTCAGCCGGTCTTGATATTTACTATTTAATTTGCTACAATTCTTTTGGCGGAGAGCGGTGGCAAGCCCGCCCTCTCTGTTATTCCTTTAAAATTTCAATTTCTCGTTTATCTTTTGAATCTGCTTTTCAGCCTTTTTAATGATCTTGTCATTATCTGTTTCTTTTGCAATTTCTAAAACCTCTTGCCAATCTTCCAACTCATCAAGTAACATCCCTTTGTATTGTTCATTTGTCATTCCCATTTCTTCCATTTTTACCTCTTTTCTGTATTTCAGTTGTTGCTTGCCTCATCTGATAATACAATTATAATATATAGCGCGCTATATGTCAATAGATTAGTGCGCTATATTATCGATTTTTTCAATCTTTTCATTGATTGCATCTATATAGAATTGCCTAAGACTAGAATATCCTGCTTTCTTAGCAGTCTCTTCATATTTTTCATACTCGTCTTGTTTTACTCTGAATCTTATTTCTTTCAGTTTGCTCAAATACTTCATTGTATAGCTTTTTTGTTTTTCATTATATGGCATATCCGTCACCTCCATATAAGAACAATATCACATTTTTCATTAGTGCGCTATATCTTTTTTGAGAAAGCAGAAAATAATGAATTTTTGCAAATACCCAGAGTTTACTGTATTCAATAAATTCTTTACCCACATTTCACGCAAACTTTTGTAATACGATCTTTACTTAATACGAACCACATCTCATTTGTATAAGCAAATTTATGTTTACAAATCAAACGTTTAAGTAACGTATGCAAACGGCAGTTCAAAACCTAAACTCCAAATAAGATATTATAGCAATGAAGATGGCTGGCTGTTGGTAAGTAAATTAGGCTTTTCTAACAATAATAATACCAGCCGAACCACTGGAACTACTCGCTGAAATATTAGGTGTAATATATCCACCGGCAGGTAAACTCCTGGTTGTTCCGCCATGATACACGTTACAGTCTCCGTACCATGAGGATGATCCGTTTATATTTATGTTTCCGCTTAAACTATACCCTTCATTTGCAATCAGATAGCTGCCAGATTCTTTACAATAAACGGTGTTTCCACTTGCTGTAAAATAATTACCATCATAGCACAAAAGAGATGCTGGCGAATTGTTTCTTATAAGCCATATTGCAGACTTTGAGCCGTTACTTTTGGCACTATTTGAGCCGTTTGCCTGTCCAGTGCTGTAATTACTGTCATACTGGGATTTTGTATACAATCCATAGGAATTTGGAGACGAGGTGACATCTGACCTGCCTTGTCTTCTTCCGGCACTGTATTTATTAGTACCAACCGAGCCTATATTTGCCGCCATTGTTGCAAATTCTGCATCCGCAGCCGTAGAAACTCCTTGTGCAGTGATGGCACTGGCTACGGTTTTCTTGCCATCACTTACAGATTTTAAACAGCCGTCTAAACTCTGGTTTATGTCCTCTATCGCTTCTTTATTTCCGGCTATTGCTCCGGTCACGGTTCCATCACCGATACTAGATATATCAGTGGTTCCTAATTTTTTAGTATTACTATTTGCCAAATCATAAGCAGCTTTCACAGCTTTTGGCGTTGCCGCCACCCCTGTACTTGCCGCGCTGGTGCTTGATGTACTGTCCGATAATTTCACATGCCCCAAGACAGAACTTGTTGCCTTCGTACTAATATGGCTGATCAAGGTACTCACAGCTTTTGCAATCTTTCCAAATGCAACTGATAATTTTTCACCACTCGTCAAAGCACTCAAACTGCTCGCCACTGTATAAGTCGGTGGCTGATTATTCTCAGAAATTTTTTTCTCCTGATCTGCATGTAACGCAGCCAGCGATGTCTTATTCCACTTAGATGCATTGAATGTTTCTGCGGCTTCTACTGCCGTAACGCATTTATATAAATCATTATTATGAATGCAGATATCTCCAACATCATATGCTCTGGCAGAACTATACTGATGGGACATGTTATTAAATAATGCCGCATCATTTGCATCATACTTGGATAAATCAATTTTTCTTGCTTCGAGTTCTGCCAGCGCGCCAACTATTTTACCGGACGTATTTTTTCCAGATATCACATTTCCGGCAGAATCTGTCTGCGCAGTTGTTACGGTATTATCCCACCAATAGTCTGGTATATCCGTTGCCTTTATTAAAAACTGATCACCCAAGCGAAATTTCTCCACGTTCGCAGGAACAGCAATATACGCAATTAATTCTGAATATGTATTAAATACATATCCAGCCGATTTGCCTTGAGCAACAGCCATTGCCCTCTCAATATTTGTATTCGCATCTTCAATCTTTCCCTTTAAAAAAGCATCATTTCCAAGCAACTGTTCATATCGTTCGTTGAAGCGATCTGCATGTGCTCGTGTCTCCGGTGTGAGTTGTTCCATTGCAGTATCAAATTCTTCATTAACTTTTAAATTTGCCATAAGTATCCTCCAATTCATTTAAAACGTATATCCAATTGTCAATTCTAATATTCCAATTTGCATTGCAATTTGAAATTCTTTTTCCTCTGTTAAGTACGCTATCGCTAAGAAAAACCCGATTGCACCATCATCAATGTTATATTGAAAAAATAGTCCTTTTCCACGTCTTTCCAAATCAAACATCCCCTCTTAATACATATCCTGAATTGCAAATGAATCTTCCATCTGGTCTTTACCTTTTGGAAGGAAGTTAGCGATTGCAATAATATCATTATCCTCATCGATCAATGCAATTTCGCTGATATACTCACCAACTAGCTCATTAGCTCCAATTATAATTGTGTATTCATAGCATGTATCGCTGATTTTCTGACTGGATGTGTATTCTTTTCTAAGCAGCTCATGTTTTAATGCTGTAGCAGTCTCGCTTGGACTTAATACCTCATTATTCTCATCCACGCCACCAGATCCAACTGCAATATATTTTATCTTGGAAATAGTTCCAGCATCATGTAATGCCTTTGCAATCTTTTTTCTCTTTGCCTCTGTAATTACCTGCTTCATACAATCTCCTCCTCAAATCTGTATGCATCCATTTCTTTTGTTCCATCTAATAAATAAGTTCCATCGAGACACCAATCATTATGTGTTACAACACGATTGATGCTTCCAACTCTTCCGGTCGATGTAGTAAACTGTATCCGGCTTCTTTGCTTCACTAAAAACTTTCTGTAAGATGCACCTAATGTCTGTGATCCATCTAATGACCATGTACCATTAAGTCTCAAATAATTGAAATTATCAATTTTAATTACTGATTTACTTTTAAGCTTCAGCTCTGCTAGTGGAGTAATAACTTTTATTAAAAACAGATATTTGTAATTATCTTTAGCAGTTATATATTTGACCTTACGCACCTCGCTTTTTAAAACATTAAAATCAATCGGATACTCCTTATCAATATCCTGATGCACGATCACATAAAATTCTGCCCATCTATCTGCATCACCTGTAAGCTCCACTGCGGTTTTGATTTCTGCATCATCAAACCCAAGCTTTCTCACTGCGAGGATCATTCCTTTATTAGTCCCACCCAGCCTACATACCTCAGTATAATTAGCGATTCTCTTTCTATAGTTTTCGTCCGTTTCCGCCGGATATCTCACTATACTGCGATCATCTGCATGGCTCTGGAGCATGGATGCATCACAGGTTGCAAGCATTGTCTGCTCTCTTGCCTCATATAAGATTTCTCCTGCATGATCCATATATGATCCCAATACCTGAAATAAAATGTACCACTGATTCTGTGACTTTTTTATCCGCTTAAAAGGGGACGTTAGCAGGTAATACATGAAATCAGCAAATTTCTCCATCTTACGCACCTCCAACATTTGTGACGGTCACGGAAATTTTTCCCGGCATGATAACTTTTCCTTTTTCAAGTTCTATATCTGTATCCGGGGCTGAGAACTCGGCACGTTTATATGTACTGATTCTTTCTTTCAGCGCATACCTAAGATCATCCAGATATAAACAGTTCAGTTCTTTCCTGCTTGCAATCTGCATATAGTTGGAAATCACATTTTCTGCCTGCTCTGCCACTCCCTGCGTTGATGCTTCTTTGGCAATAAATATCGTTACCGTGATATTTTCATTCACGATCGTAGATGACTTAAACAAAAAATCATCATAATTATTTTTCAAATACTCTGTTGCTGCCTCAACTTTATTCAGAAGCTCCTGTGTGGCTGCACCTGAAGTACTTGTGATGATTATGTCTGCTGTTCCCTGTCCTCTTGGATGCTGATCATCTATCTGCACATCCAGTACTCCTGGCACCGCTTTTGCCACGCTCCTTAATTTACTCGCTGTTGTGCGTTCTGCCAGTTCAGACCATGCTTCCAGACATCTTTCCCTTAAAGACTCCAGATCTTCAATATCAGCACCCTCTTCATATAACCAGTTTTCTTCATTATTGATACTTGATACTCCATCCAAATGGATCATGGACACTGTGATCTTATCCGCAGGAAGATTATATGCTGTTCCTGTCTGCTCTGCCTCCACCAAAACTTTTCCCGTCTGCTCTCCTGCAGGAATGACGGTTTCATCCGTAACGTAATATTTAAGTTCTACGCCATTTACATCCGGCTTTGTTTTAAAGATATGTCCCTTTGTGATTTGCAGTGCATTTACATAATCTTCACGATAAATCGTTATATATCCCTTTGCCCTTACTGCTTCTTTCCGCGCCTTACCCACATCTGCAGCTTTGATTTCCAGCCAGTCCCCCTCTGCATGTTTTATATATCCGTTATTAATAATCGTCTGTGCCAGATTGAGCAGCTGAACATAAATCATGACAAATATTCTGATAATGATATAGAAAATACCACCCTTATTGAAATTGTTAATGATGAATCCCTGTTCATCCAATTCCGTTTTTATTTCATTCATAACAGCAGATTCTTCCGGAACTGGACAAACTTTATTTAATGTTTCTTTGTCTATCATTCACTTACAACCTCCGCTTCCTCTGTTGTGAGTTCAACATTATACTCATCAACAGCATCCTGTTTTGAAACAGACACATAATCCCGGAACACACCGTTCTCAAAGCTTATCTTCTGCCTTGTTTTTCTCTGGTCGAGATATGTTCTCTTTGACAATTTATTTTTTACTCTCTGCTCTATTTCCTTCTGCGTAAACTCATCATTTTCCGCATGGCTGAAATCCAGAAGCCCAAATCCATAAGCTTCATCTCCATTTTCATCTTCGTAAAACAGTTCACCCGGTTCGGTAAGTGCTTCAAGTCGGAGATCCTGCTCCCAGCATGCATCTCCTGATACTATTTTAAAGTCCCCGGAGCTGTCTGACACAGGCTGTCCATTCGGATCTAGCATTATATCTGTATTATTTTCCCCGACAATAGTCATCGTTCACACCTCCCCAGAACAAATACATCACTTCCTCCATATAATAAAAGTACAGCCACAATATCTTCTTTTCGTGCCTTAATACTGCTTTTAACATTCGGAATCTCTGGGAAGTCGTTATCTACGTTTAATGTTTTGTCAAGAATTTTGAGAGTGTACACATATTTTTCGTTGTCTGTTTTTACCTGGACAACCTTTGCATACATTCCTGCCGGATGCTGTATATGCGGATATTTTGTTTTTATTTCATTTTCAATTCCTTTCCGCACAAAAGTTTCTAACATGTCTGACATGGCACTCACCCACCTTTAAAATAAATGTACATTCTAGTCCGACCACTTGGATCACTTCTTACAATCGTCTTTTCCACTTTAACTGTCCCGGTGAATTTGGAATGTTCCACCTCTATCATCTGGCTGTGATGTATCCACGGAACTCCGAGAGTTTCTATCTCCCAGAGGCTTCCATATTTGTGCAGTGAAAGAATGTTTTCACTCTCCGTAAGCACATATATGGTATCCTGCTGTGGATAACATCCCCAGTAAAAGATCTTATTGCGGAAAAAGAAATCATTATCTATTCCCCACGAACTGTTTACTTCCATAATGGCTTTAATGCCATTCTGTTTGTTAATGATAAAAGTATCTTTTTTTCCATATTCACTTTCCGCCAAAACATAATCTGATATACCTGCCTGCGTTAAAATATAACGGATCGCATCCTGTGGCGTGCAGTCTATGAATGTTGCCTTGATCATAGTCTGTTCCAGTTTTATCATGTCATCCCTGATCATGATCTCTTTCCAGGAATCATTTTCGTTTTTCCTGCAATACCCGGAAAGCAAAATGTCATAGTCTTCATCATATCCAAGTTCAACAACCGCTTCCTCGTTGTCCTCATAAGATATGATTCCATCATACTGTGTTGCAAGTTCCACCCTGCACCAGTCTGACCTTGCTTCCCTGCTTGAAAAACATTCCACTTCACACCCTCGTGTTATTTCATAATGTTCCGTGCTTATTTTAAATTCAGGACTTATCAGCTTTTTATATCCCATGCTCACTCCTATAAGATTAAATCCCTTGCCATCAGTTTTGCCTTGGCATTCTGTTTCTTTCTGGTAAGAGGAAATTCCACCTGCTTTGTTGTTTTACTTTCTGTCTTCTTTTTTGCTTTACCGGAAGATTTCTTTTTAGTGCTTCCAGCAGAAGCACTGACCGTTTTAGTGGTTATTCCTGCAATCACAGGAGCAACTAATTCCAACGTTGCCGTCCTTCTGCTTTCAGCGATTACATTTTGTGTTCCAAGCTTTTTAAAATAAACCTTGGAAATTCCCCTTGCAGCACAATCTTCATTTACAATTTCTAAAAGATTGGCTTTTGTCTGTCCGTAAGCCTTAAAGAGCCTCTGCATGGCAGTGATCTGTTCATCCTGTGTCATTTCTGTAGAATCTTCCAGTATAAAATCAATACTGATCTTTGCTGCTTCATATCCTGTCGGCTGTGTTGCTTTGGTCTTTCCCTTATCATCTTCGATGTTTTCAATAGTCGCTGTCTCATCGATGCTGATTTTTTTACACTGTCCAGACAAGATAACGCCTCCAAGTTTTACAATATTTTCCTGCACTAACAGCATCTGCTCTTCCTCCTTCTTACGTTGTCGCCGGTTTAGGATCATCGCTAGAGTTCTGTGCATCCTTAAGTTCATTAATCAGTTTCTGTAACAACTCAATATCCTTTATCTTTGTAAGATCCGGTTTCAGTTCCAGATGCTGAATAATAATTGGATTACCACTTTCTGTCTTTTCATGATCCGATTCCTTTTCTGTTCTTAATCTCTCGCTTCTCTCAAGTGTTCGTGTTTCCCTTCGGCTAAGCTCCGTTACAATGCTTCTTGATTCTGTCTTGTCTTCAGTGCTGCCACCAAGCTCCTCATGGATAAATGTTTTCAAATGACTCCATAGTGCAGATAATGGCAGGATTGCCTCTGCACCGGCTTCGCCGCCTCCAAGCATTTTATTACCAGCTGCACCAAATATCGTTGGTCTCGTCATGATTCCGCCTTCCGCATACCAATCGGTACTGATCTTTGGTGCACTTGGTGGATTCAGGCTGAAGCTTCCATCGATCTTAATATGTGGCAGTTTGATTTTTGGTGTAGGAAAATCAATACCGAAAAGGCTTTTTATCTTTTCGATCGCATTGTTTACCTTTTCCTGTATAGCATCCATCTTCTCATTGAACTTGTCTTTCACGCTGTTCATTTTGTCATTTACCATGGATAATATATCAGTAAGTCCGTCCATGAATTTTTGTTTCAGCTGCTCCACAGAAATATCAATGCCAACTGCCTGAAGTGCCCCACAGATAACACCTAAAAATCCTTCTGCGAA